GGAACATCAGCGCGGTGCTGGTGAAAAACGAAACGCTGAGCCGCATGAAAGCCGCCGAGGAGGAGCGCAGGCGCAAGGAGGCAGAGGCTGCGGCGAAGTACGCGGCGGCGCAGCAGCAGAAAGCGCCGCTGAAGCCGGAGTGCACCGGCGAGTTGGACGAGTACGAGGTGATCGGAATCGTAGGAACGGTGGAGCCCCAGCAGGCGCAGCAGGGCAACGATCTTGTGGACGAGGATGGCTGCGAAATGCCCGCTGCCGCGAATGTCCCCGAGTACAAGGTGGACTTCCGCGTATTCGGAACGGCGCGGCAGCTGGACGGGCTGAAAGCCTATATGCAGAAGAACGGTATCCGGTTTATGCCGGTGCCGCAGGAGTAAGGGAGGAGAAGGAGCATGAAAACACAGAATCAGGCGGGCTTTGCGCAGATGGCGCAGGCCAAGAAGCCCACTTTCAGCATGGCCATCACGGCCTCCAACACGCAGCAGATGATCTCGCGGGCGCTGAAGAACGACAAAATGGCGGCACGGTTCACCAGCACTTTGATTGGTGCTGTGAGCGCCAGCGAAGCCCTGAAAGCCTGTGACCCAGGCAGCATCATTGCCGCGGGCCTGCGGGGCGAGGGCATGGGTCTGATCTACGGCCACGGCTACTACATCGTGCCCTACGGCAGCATGGCCGCATATCTGTTGGCCTATAAGGGATACATACAGTTGGCCATGTCCACGGGCTACTACGCGGACATCGACTGCGTGGAGGTACGCGAGGGCGAACTGGAAGGGCGTTCCCGCCGCACGGGTAAGCCGGTCATCAACCTGGCCAAGTACGAGACGGACGAGGAGCGTGAGACCCACAAGGTCATCGGCTATTACGCCTACTTCGAACTGAAGGACGGCACCTTCCGATACGAGTATTGGAGCATGGACAAGCTGCTCCGTCACGCGGACAGGTATTCTCCGGCCTTCAAACTGGACAAGTACAAAGCCCTTATCAACGGCGAGTTGGACGCTAAGGAGCAGAGCAAGCTGCTGAACGGTACGCCGTGGTACGACGTGAACGGCGGGCAGGACAAGATGTGCCGTAAGACTATGATCCGCCAGCTCCTCAACAGCGGCTACGCACCCCTGAGCAACGAGGTACGCAGCTACTTCAGCGAGGATAGCGATGACGCTGTGATCGCCGCGGGAGACGGGATGGAGACCGATCCGGTTATTCCCACCACGGGGCGCGTGGTGGAGGACGAGCCTGCCACCACCGAGCCGGAAAGCGCCTCCACCAGCCCCACAGCGCCCCCTGAGAGCGCCGCAGAGCCGAAAGTGGGTAACGACACGCCCCCCGCCCGCAGACGCGCACAGAGCGCCGCAGAAGCCAGAGACTGCTCCGCCGGATTCTTCGGGGAGGGTGAGCAGTAATGCCGCTCTTTGTCCGTAAGCGCTTGGATGGAGAGGGCAAGGCTGACGGGAGCCAGTACATGATCTGTACTGGTTCCGTCAGTCGGGACCCCCGCATAGGCGAGATCCCCAAGAAGGGCACTCCGAAGGTTGAATACGGCATGGGCTACGACAGCAAGCAGTTCATGAACGTATGTGCCGTGGGAGAAAATGCCGCAGCAAAACTCAGCGCGTGCCTGGAAAAAGGAGACGCGGTATGTGTGGTAGGTACTTGGCGGCAGAGACCGTATACCACCAGAGACGGCGAGGAGAAAGTGTGGAGCGAACTCCGCGCGGACCATGTGATACCTTTGGGGGCTCTGGAAACACTGCTGCAGGTGCCGGTGGAGGTGTTCTTGAGACTGGCCGACTTGCTGCCGAAGCTTGAAAAACTGTGCGCGGGAGAATCTCCGGCAGGAGTCTCCGGTGTGACGCAGAACGCCGTATCTCAGCGCACGGCGGAGCCGCAGGAAATCGACGAGGAGGAGTCGCTGCCGTGGGATCAGGACGGCGTGGGCGATGACTACGAACTGAGCATTTGAGGGAGTGATCTTTATGGCAGAAGAAAAACGGTATTTCTGGCTGAAACTGTACGACGACTTCTTTACCTCAAAACGCATCAAGAAACTGCGGAAGATAGCCGGAGGAGATACATACGTCATCATCTACCTGAAAATGCAACTCATGGCGATGAAGCACGACGGCATCCTGAAGTGGTCTGGGTTGGAAGAAAAGTTTGCCGACGAGTTGGCTTTGGACATGGACGAAGATCCCGCCAATGTGGAAGTCACACTGCGCTATCTTATTTCTTGCGGGTTGGCGGAAGCATCTGACGATTTGACGGAGGTTTTTCTTCCTTACGCCGTGAAAAATGTGGGCAGTGAAGGGGCCGCGGCTCAGCGGATGCGCGACTATCGGGCGCGGAAAAACAATGCTTTGCCCCAGCCCGAGCGTAACGTTGTTACAACACCGTGCGAAATCGGTTACGGAGAGAAAGAGATAGAGTCAGAGATAGAGTCAGAGATAGAGTCAGAAATATATACAGGCTCTAAAGAGCCTGTGTGTCGGACAGGCGATGTCCGACGCATCGTGACGGCGTGGAATGAGACCGGCCTGACCCAAGTGATGAAGGTCACGGCGGAGACCAAACGGGGACGGGCGCTGAAAGCGCGCATCCGGGAAAATGGCGTGGACGGTGTGCTGAAAGCTATTGAGAACGTGAAGAACAGTCCGTTCCTGAAGGGAAAGAACAAGCGCGGCTTCGTGGCCAGCTTCGACTGGCTCATCACCAGCCCTGACAACTTCCAGAAAACCCTTGAGGGGAACTACACACAGGAATTCACACCTGTGGACGGGAATCTCACCATTGACCACACCAGCGAAGCATACCAGATCGCACAGTACCTCGCCAAGGAAAAGGCCCGAGATAACCCAGGCAGGGCGAATCCCACCGAAGCAGAGATGCAAAAGCAGGCCGCGGCGCTGGACGAACTTCACGAGCAGAACGGCGTGGCGTGGGATACGGTGGACAACGTACTCTATTTCGCACTGAACAGCCCGTGGTGGGGGAAGAAAGTGCAGAGCACCTTTGACCTGAAACGGTACTTCAACGAGATATTCGCCGACATGGTAAAAGAGCAGGGGCCGGTGAAGGAGGAGTGAGACGATCATGGCAAACGAGATAATGCCTGTGCCGATGCTCCGCCACAGGGACACCGCGGAGATGGAATATCTGCTGGTGGGTTCCTTCTTGCAGAAACCGGAGCTGGTGCGGAAGTTGGCCGAGCTGGTAGAGAAAGACGATTTCAGCCTGTCTGTATGCGGGGCTGTGTTTGACCGATGCTTGCAGGACACGCGGGCGGGACGGCATTTTGACATCGCCTCCGGCGTGGAGGCCATCAAGGATATGGTCGCGGAGCCGCTGCAGTTCCTGCGGCAGTGCAGTGAGATCACCGTGACCACCGCCAACGCAGAGCTCCACGCACAGCTGATACATAAAGCGGCTGAAAACGAACGGTTCTGTGAGCGTGTAACGGAAGCGCTCCAGAACGAAGAAGACCCGCAGGCGGCAGTGGCGGCCATTTGCCACCAGAAGATGAAGGCACGGCGGGGCGGACGGCTGAAAACCATGGCAGATGCCATGAGCGAGGCTATGGACAGTATCTCCGGAAAAAAGGAGGGGCGTATCGACACGGGGTTCCCGCTGCTGGATGCCACGCTGAAGGGACTGTGGCCGGGGCAGCTGATCCTTGTGGGGGCACGTCCAGGGTGCGGCAAGAGTGCCATGTGCATGGAGGTGGCGGAGGCTGCCGCGCGGAAAGGAAAGACCGTGCTGCACATCACGGCGGAGATGCTGGCCGGAGAGGTGGGAGAGCGCCTGTTGGCCAAGCGGACAGCGGGTGTGACCATGGATCAGCTCATTGACGGCGTTCCGGAGACGGACGAGGAGTTGTGGATGAACATCGCCTATACCGCCAGCGTGGAATCGAAACTGCCAATCTATTTTTACGATGGGCCGGACGTGACGGTGAGCCGTATCCGAGAGCTGGCGCTGGGCATCGAGGATCTGAAAATGATCGTGGTGGACTATCTGGGCTTGATGATCGGTGAAAAAGACAAGCGGGCCGAAAACCGAAATCTGGAACTGGGCGGCATCAGCAGAGAACTGAAACTGCTGGCATCGGAGATGGAGATACCCATTGTGGCGGCGGCGCAGTTGTCCCGCACGGTAAACGAGACGGACAAGCCCAAGCTGTCCTCTCTGCGAGACAGCGGAGAGCTGGAGCAGAACGCAGTGAAGGTCATCTTCCTCTGGAAAACAGACCCAGGAGATGATACGCAGGTAGGATGCACCGTGGCGAAGAATCGGCGTGGACGCACCGGAGATGTGAACCTCTATTTCGACGGGTCAAAGATGACATTCATGGAGGTGAGCAAGAGAACGGAAGATGAGGAACCGGTGGACCGGTTCCATCGGCGTCCCAGAAGAAAGCGTCTGGATACGAGCACCGTCGAGGAGTGACCGGAGAGTATGGGACTGACAATGGAGGACATAGGCCGCTTCAGCCAGAAAGCACAGGCACAGATATTGCAGAAAATGCAGGCACAGCAGACGCCGCAGGAGAACCAAAGTCCCAGGAAAGGCAACAAACTTCACGCCAAACCTGTGGATATGACCATGCCGGATGGCACGCAGATGCACTTCGACAGCCGGCGGGAAGCTCGGCGGTACATGGATCTGTGGCTGATGCAGCGGGCAGGCGAAATATCGGGGCTGCGGAGACAGGTACAGTATCCACTGATCCCAAAGCAGGTGCATCCGGACGGTACGAGGGAGCAGCCAATCGACTATGTAGCTGATTTTGTGTACCAGAAAGACGGCGAGACGGTGGTGGAGGACTCCAAGGGCTTTCGTGACACCGCCAGCGCCACATACAGGGTATTCGTGATGAAAAGAAAACTGATGCTGTATGTCCATGGCATCAGCGTGAGGGAGGTTTAAGGAACATGACAGGAAGCACAGCACTGCCGCGGATGCTCCGCATGGCACAGGGAAGCGTGCTGCCGTGGTTTTCGGCGGATAGGATGGAGGGGAACCTTCGCAGAGGGGGGCGGTTTGCCCCAGATGCGGCGCAGCTGCCCAGAGGCGAAAATATGGCGGACATCGAGAAGTGCCTGACATGTACGAAGCCGGAGTGCAGCAACTGCCTGCGCGAGAGATACGACAAAAAAGGTGATCTGGCAGAGAGCCTGCGCCTGCGCCGGTGCGACGGGGAGGCGGGCTGATGGGCAAGCAGCATCTGAGCCGCGACGAACGGCTGATTATGCAGGGCAAGCTGCAGGGCACGCGGGAGTGCATGGACATGGTGGCAATGGTCCTGCTGGACAAATGCGGCTGGCATATCCAGGAGGAGACGCCGGACAGCCGCGACACGATGAGTATCGCGTATCTGTACGAGTGCTTAGAAAAAATCACACAGGAGATCAACGAAGGCCGCATCAAGCGCAAGCACATCAAGGATATGCTGAAGGACGAATGCGGCGTGGTGTTTGGAGATTAGGACATGTTACATTTGGGAGATATCTGCAAAATCAACGGCGCGGAGATCGAGCCGGTGTGGTGCATCACCGGCGGCAGCCCGTGCCAGGATCTTTCCATCGCTGGGAAACGCGCCGGTTTGGCAGGGGCGCGAAGCGGCCTGTTTATGGAGCAGGTACGCATCGTAAAAGAAATGAGGGAGGCGGACAAAAGGAATGGACGGACAGGTGACATGGTCAGACCTCGGTATCTCGTGTGGGAAAACGTGGTCGGAGCCTTCAGCAGCAACAAAGGAAAAGACTTCGCGGCAGTCCTCGAAGAGATCATCAAAATCGTCGAGCCGGAAGCCCCCGGTATTGAAGTGCCTGAAAAGGGCTGGCCTACCTGGGGGGGGATACCACGATGAAGTGGGAGGACGATGGAGCGTGGTATGGCGAACTCACGACGCGCAATACTGGGGAGTGCCCCAACGTCGCCGTCGTATCTCGGTTGTCGCAGATTTTGGAGGAGACACCGCATCCGAAATACAATTTGACCGCGAAAGCCTGTCAGGGGATATTGCGGAGAGCGGAGCGGCGGGGGAAGGACCTGCCGGAACAGCTGAAAGCGGTTTTAATCCGGCAGTCGGGGACTGCATGACGGCTTGGGATTGCCAAAGCAAGCGCATTTTTGACATAAACGGAAAATCTCCCACACTGCAAGGCGGTGTTGGCGGTGGTGTGAACAATCCTGCCAT